CACAGAACGCAGCAAGTGCTTCGGATCGATCGACTCAACACCGATCAACCGAAAACACTTCGCCAAGGCTTGTTCGCTCCCTCGAAAGGGATCGACATTCCAACGCGGAACGGCCACCAACGCGCGAAATTCGCGACGTTGGTACGCATGGTTCCAACGCTTGACTGGGATGACTTCGCTGTGGTCATACCAACCAATGGCAGGGCTTGTGGGTGTCGTTTGCGGTAAGGAACCGAAAACGGACTCGACCTGAGTTTTCATCAGGCTAGCCAAGCGAAAGTAACCAGCTTGAATCAGCTGGTTAACGGTCGCCACACTCGAAAGCAAACCCGAAGCGTCCTCCCGATTTGTCGGAAGGTCACGTCGAAGGTAAACGAGTGTCACCTTCTCGCTGCCGTAACAATCCGAGCCGCAACTCTCTCTGAACTGTCCAGTCCAGAAAGATTTGCGCCGGTTGACTTTGAAGCCTAGGGCTTCTAGGTCATCGCAAATCAGGGGTGCCATGTCCGACGGCACGATCAAGTCGTCACCGTAGACGTACACGTCCTCTGCAAGCGAACGCAGAAGGCGTGCTGTGATGGGGAGTCCTAATCTGTAAACCTGCGAGGCGATGATGCTCGTAAAGAACACCAAAGCCTCGATTGGAAAACAGAGAGCCGACCCCATTGACGCAAACTTCTTGAGGGTGACTATGTCACCGTTGGGAAGCTGCGCGCGCGTTGACCTGCAAGCCATGACCCACTCCCGAAAACGGGGGCAGGATTCTAGCAGCCGGTTAACGTGCACAATGGAAACGCGATCGCTGGCCTCGGAAAGATCCAAACTGGCAAGCATGCCATGTTTGGACGATTCCTTGACTAATTGCTGGTTTATGCTTTGGTCACGGAAGTTTACGTGACCTCGCATTGTCCGAGAGTGATTCTCAACTCTACGGACCAGCAACTTGCTAAGACCCTGTTGCGCATATTGCATGCACACAGGTTCAACAGCAATAACACGAGGCGTTTTCAAAGTCTTAGGGACGAAGACAACCCTAACAGGTTCTTCGTCCCAGGGTGCGATGAACTCTGGCAGCGGGTTGAGCGCGGTATATGAAGGAGACGAAGTCGCCTTCCCATACCTCCAGTACTTAATACCGGCAAGCTCCAGCCTTAAATGCCAGCGCCGAAAGTCCCACTTCTGATTACCAGAAATGTGCTCTCGCGTAGCCCCGGGCCCGTGAGAAGGATGAAAATCATCCTCCCAACGGTCGTGGTCCTTAATAGAAAGTTCGCCGACAAGGAAGTCGGCGACCTTTCCAAAAATGGTCCACAATTCGCCAGAGAGCTCCGTCACGACCTCTCGGTCGCACTTAGCGTAATCACTGGCCGCAGTGTTAACTCTGCTCGTAGAGCAGGGCCTCTGCAGCTTCTTCCCGAAAAGGCATATTTGCCTCACGAGTCGAATGCAATCCAGTGATGGGACGCTAAGAAGGTCTCCATCAGAACCGAAAATGTTCCGTAGGAATCCCTGCAGAAATGCGGGAATTCCTGCGCGTGTCTTCTTGAAAGACTTAAACGCGTTTGACGGAATGTAGCCCAAGTCCAGACTTCTTTCGAAGTCTGAACAGAAGGCTGGAAGGGTGATAGTTATAAAGCTATCACCCTCATTTCGGGTTCGGTGCCAAAGGGTTTCAATATCCTTTAGCACGGGGGCACCACTCTTCTTGCCGCAATCGAGCAGCAAGGACTCAAGAAGCACTACGAGGCTTTTCACTTCACCCTCCTTTAAAGAAGGTTGAGGTCCAAGGCACCATAGTAGCCATCCTGAGGGCTGTTACCCTGAGACTCACGTCTCGCCGTTCACCAACTTCAGCACGTTAGCATCGGACGCCCAACCAATGAGGGCCTTCGCGAGAAGGGCCGCATCAGCGGGGGTCAGGCCAACGAGCGGGAAGTCTACAGTCAGAGTCGCGGTCATCGAGCCCAGAATATTCTGGGCAGGGACCAACGGATCTGAACTGAAGCTGTCGCGCCGAAGACGGGCGACAACACGGTTCCGTTTTCCAAACTGGTGAGCCAGGACGAGGTCATAGACCACGCCTGAGTCATTTAGTTTGTACTCGGACTGAGTTTCGTTGCGGCCAATGGCCGCAAGAGACTTAGCAACGGCAGAGTAGGTAACAGCTTGAGGATCGGCAAACATAGTGCACTCCTTGAGGGGATCAAAATGAACTCTGGGTAATACCCAGAGCAGCGAGGACTCCAAGTTGCCGGCCGTTAAGGCTGGAGAACTTGAAGCCCAAACCGTACGGTGAACCTGACACTCGAACTTTCGTTTCAGTCGTATAAATGGAGGCAAGGTTGTGAGACCCGCCTCCAATTAAAGACTGAAGCGGTCCGGGTGGCGTACTACGGCCAGTCCATGATCCAGTACTGGAGCATGTGGTGGTCTGTTTCACATGAATCATGAGAAACGAGTAGTCCGCAACCAAGTTCTCGACTGCGTTCTCGGAAAAGTTGGACAAGACAGTCCCAACGTTTCCAAACCAGTCTTGGAGCCAGCTCCAGGGAGTAAGTTCCCACACGAGGCTCGGGGTGATGTTCAACCCGTACAACGCGCGTTTTGCTCCTGGAATCCAACCACCAGAACCAACATCTGGGATATAGTACCTATATTTGGCACTAAACCATGATGTTCGTTCGGTGACGGATGTCGACGTCCACGTCGAACTACCAGACGGAGGCCAGTTAGGCGGTGCAAATAATGCACCGTAGAACGGAGCCGTCGGGAGTACCTTGACAACAGTGGACGACTCCCTGTCATTCCCAACGCCCGCTTTTCGGCGTTGACCTTTGCCATTTTGGCGGGCCAACTGCTTAATGCGGTTGTCTATGGTCTGCGAGAGAACATAAAGTTTCTGCAGATCCTGGACAAAAGGAACCCATCCAAATACATGATTAAGATACTCGGAGCCTAAGCTCTTGAATATATTCATCTGTATCTGGAGCTTCCAAGGAATCTGTTCAATCGGACCGGTTACCCAGTCACGAAAGAACGAAGACCGCGCTTTCTTCATCTTACGAGGTTTAACCTTCCCAAGAGAAGATTTCGCGGCCTGGTACCCTGGAACAAGAGGAAAGTCGCGAAGCTCAGCAATAAACTGAGCTAGGCTAGCTTCGGGGTTCCCGGGCCTTGTCCTCTCCCAACCAACGGAGAAGTCATACTTAGTAGTAGGACTCTCCCGTTGCTGTGTCAGCGTTGGAAACGCTGCAACAGTGGCAGAGACAGAGGGCCCACCAGCGGAAGTGTTCGGTGTACCGGCGCCGGTACTCAAATTTCCGACGCCAGCAGCGGTTCCTATCCATTTGGAACCGTTGTACAGCCAGTTG